ATTTACCAAATCTATACCGGTAAACCCGGAAGGATCGATGCCGGAAGGATCAATACCGGAAGGATCGATGCCGGAAGGATCAATACCGGAAGGATCAATACCGGAAGGATCAATACCGGAAGGATCGATACCGGAAGGATCGATACCGGAAGGATCGATGCCGGAAGGATCGATACCGGAAGGATCAATACCGGAAGGATCGATACCGGAAGGATCGATGCCGGAAGGATCAATACCGGAAGGATCAATACCCGTAGGACTAACTCCAGTCCCTGTTGGAGAATATCCTGAATAGGGTGTGTGAGTGGCTGGGTTGCATAATAAATAATCTATATCCGGAGCATCTTTTCCAGCCACCTGTCTTGGTACAGCTCCATACATATTATATGTATATGCTAAGTCTTTAATTTTTTGTTCAGACTCTGCAGCCAAAGCTTTAAAGTTTTTGCTTAAATCTAATTTGTTGGTAAATAATCCGGGGATTGCCGACACCGGTCTTTTTATAGTCGTGTCGCCTTCTCTAAGTTCTGTCCAACTTGATGCTGCTGATGCATCCATTCCGGAAAGGGTGCTATTATAACTACCTCTTAATATTTTCCTGGCTTGTTTTGTGTTGTAGTCTCTTAGGTATATTTCCTCAAGTATGGTTTTTTCTTCACACCCTAGATTTATGTCTCCTGTGCAACAAAAATTTTGATTTAATAATATATTAAGCTCTCCAATCTTAGAGACTAAAGAGCCTGATATATTTAGCAGTTCAGCTTGCTGTTCGGCATGGTCCTCTATGAAGTCAAATTCATATTTTAATATACCACTAGCTAGCTCACCAATTTGATTAAATGAATACATGTAATTAAGTACACGTGAAACAAATTATTGATTTAAAATCTTTAGAATATCTTTTTCTTTTTGAGAGCCGGGCTCTACCATTGGCTTCGTAACTTGAATTGATTTTAACGCTCCTTGTCCTTGTTGCTTATATGCTTTAATTAATTTAGACTTGAGTGTAACTTTTGTTCCTGATGGAAAGACCCCTGCGCTTACTGCTAATTCTTGCATTTGAGCTAATTGCATATTAGCTAAACTTGCCTCGAATTCTTCAATTGTGTTGGTCGCGAAAGCATTTTTTTGCTTTCTACCAATCATATGCTCTAGGCTTCTTGCATAACTAGCTTCTTCCTGTATGTGGTTTTTTCCATCACTGAATTCTTGTATTTTCTTAGATGTCTTCTTTGCGGGCTTTTTCGCATTTACATTTTTTTTATTTTTCATAATTTACCTTTCTCCTTTAGTCTATATATATATGATAATGTTTATAAACAAAAAATCCACCGCTATGGGTGGATTCTTTGAAGTCCTCTTAGAGGCGCTCTTATTATAGAGTGATTCCTGTAAGAACTCTGTTGTCGAGAATCATGCGACCCTCTTCCATGGAACCGTAGTATCCAATTTTTTGTTGACGAACGCTGTATTGGTCGTCAGCAAGAAGGCTAAGCTCGGATCCGCTTTCTGCATCAAGAGCAATAGCGCGGAACAAAGATTCACGGCCACGGTCAAGACCGATAACCAAATCGCTGTCAGTACGAGTGCTAAGTGCATTCCAGGTAGCAAGGAATTTTTGAGCAGTACCATTAGTAGTTCCAAGCTCATTGATTTCCATGATGCTAATTCCGTAGAATTCAGGAATTCCTCCGTTACTGTAAATAGAATTGCGCATTTCGTCGGTTGCTGGAATAGCATTACCAGCTCCAGGTCCCGCTACAGTATTGATTGGGTTGTAAGCCATAGCACGAAGACCTTCTACTGCCTCAGGAGACATAATCAAGTCGGTAACACCTTTAGTGCGTCCACCTTCTGGGGCTCCGCCGGTCCATGCTGTGTTAATGCGCTTTGCAAGAGTCAATAACTTATTGAAATCGTCAAGGATTAAGTTAGCTCCGTTTGCAGAAATCAAGTGGTCTTGTCCGTTAGTTTGAGCATCGGCCAAAGATCCAAGGATCAAGTTAGCAGATGTATCTTCTTGGCGAAGCAAGATTTCTTGAGCAATACGTGTAAAAGTCTTTCCGATTACATCCATGCGAGATTTAGCAGCATAACGTTTGTCAAAGTCAACAGCACTATCAAGGCGATAGGTGTTAAACTTCATTTCAGAAACGGTAGGTGTTACGGTGTTGGTGGGCAATCCGCCAGGAACTGTGGTGCTGTAAACCTTAACATAGTCTGGAGCAGTTACATCATAGTAAAGGTCCAAGGGGATGCTAGGGCTATCCATCTCGTTGAATTGAAAGCTTGTGAAAAGATTGCTTAAAGTAGGAGCTTGACCGATAACTTCGGACAATACTGGTCCGATGAATTCAGCCAATGCTTGCTGAGCTTCGTAAGCGACATCTCTGTTACGAGAGGCCATGGCTTTTACAAGTTCTACTTGTTCTTCTGTTCTCTTAAGTGTGATTTTCATGTTTTTTTGTGTCCTCTCTTGACTTACAGATTAAAGATCAATTTTGATGATATAGTATGCTCCAGTGGAACCATCTCCAGCAAAGTAGTCAGCGGATTGAGGATCGTAGACATCTCCACGGTTTCCTACTCCAAGACATTTTCCAACAACTGTGTTTCCACTGCCGCCTTCTGCTCGGAACTTTCCTCCGGCCCCCAATGAGACTAAATCTCCCACTGAAGGCTCGTTGCCTGCAATGACTGCGCTTGCTGCGACTGTTATAATACCTTTAGTAAGTACTGGTACAACTTCGCCTGGAAGTACAGCTTGAAGCTCGAGTGCTTTTTGACGATAGTAAAGAAGTTTTTCTCCATTTTCGTCGAATGCTAAAGTTTGATTCAAGGTAACACCAAGAACAATGTCGGTTCCGCTTGCTACTTCAAATTTTGGAGCGGCTTCAGGGTTAACGTTACGTCCTACATGAGGGTAACCGGTTTCGCCAAGATAAGCATTAAGCTCTGTGGATCCCTGCCCGTCACTTCCGTAACCTGCTGGTTCTCCAGCTGCCCAACTGCCATCAGTAACCTTTACTAAGGTACCTGCATCGTGAGCTCCTGAAGCTGCGTGAGTAAAGCCACTTAAAGTAGCACCACTTACATCTAGTGAAAACAAATTCACTACGAAGTGTTCGTTGTATTGTCTGAATGGTAGTAGTCTATTAGCCATTTTTTATGTCCTCTTTTTAGTATTGAATTTGTACACTGTCTTTAGAGAAAGATTTTTTAAACTTTTCCCTTAAAGAAATTTCTTCTTCGATTGATTCGCTATTATTATTTGCAACCGCTTCTTCTTCAGTTTCTGCGGATTCAATAACTTCTTCTGCGGCTGCCTCTGTTTCTTCAGGGGTTTCTACCTCAGTTTCGGTTTCGTTAGCGAGAGATGCAAGACGTTTTTGAACCTCTTCTTCAATCTTTTCATTAAAAATCTTTTCTTGCTCTTCTTTAAAAGCTTTTGTCTTATGTTTCCATACTACATTTAACTTTTCTTTGTATTGAGCGTAAGCCTCTTCGGATGAATCAAGGTCTTTAAGCTCTGAAGCCAAAAGAACTCTGTCTTCATCTTCTAACAAGAATTCACTATCAATTTCGGTCATTCTTTCGGTGAACCGCTCAGATTCTTGTTGGGCGGCCACTTCAGCTTTGATAGTAGCAAGCTCTTCACTAACTTCGGAAAGCTTTACTTTCATATCTTCAAGATCTTGATCGGAAACTTCTTGAGCTTTAGCAAGCTCTTCTTTTTCCTTTTGAAGGTCTTCTTTTTCTTGCTGCCATTTTTCGCTCTTGTCGATAATAGCATCATGAAATACTTTAGTAATATTAGCAATAGCTTCTTCAGACAATTTCTTGGAAGAAGCTTGAGCTTCGAGGGTTTCGGTTACTTGATTTAGAATTTCTTTGTCCATAATGTGCTTTAGTTTATGATTCTTGTTAATGATTACATTGCCTTTATGTAAATGGGAACTTTTTTCTTGTAAAAAATTATTTTTTATTTTCAATACTTCTATCGATGCCTCAGTTTCTTTATCGTCTTCATTTTCTGGTTCATCTTCTGTTAATAAAACCACACCCTTGACATCAGCCGCAGGGTTAGATGTAAAGCCTATACCTATCGGGTAAATATCTCCAACTATTAATCTATGAACTTCTTCGCCTTTGTCGGTTCTGCCATTACCCCCATATGCTTTAAGAAATTTTGAATATTCGTCTCTTTGCTCTCTTGGGATAATTGTTGCCTCTTCTAAATTTTCACTACCTACCGCAATAACATAATCGTTAAATCCAATTTCCCAGCTTGCAGATACGGTCTGGTAAAGCTCGCTTTCCTTGTCTGTTGATTTCTCGACCAGTTCCGCAAACTCTGGGTTAACTGTTTTATATACTACGGCAGAGAGAGCTATATTAAATGGCTTTTCAGTTAATGAAGCATCTTCAGTCGCCAAAACTTCGTTGCTTCCATAAGCTGACAATGATGCACCTACAATATGGCCCACTACCTTTTGTTTTTGATGTTCAATATTCGTGGGTTTATGAATAAAATAATCCTTGATAGCCAATGCCGTGGCGGTATCTATACCGTCGCCGTTTTTATTAAACCTGTTAGCTACAGCCGCATTAAAAGCAACCCCCACCAAGTCTATATTCTTTTCAAAGTCAATATTTTCTGGAGCCAGCTCTTTCAGTGAATCAAGTGATGCAGAACTTATTAGTTGATCACCATCGTTATGTTGTATAGCTATACTCTCTTCAAAACTAGTTATATATTTATATGGAAGCATGATATTTTTTTTTAATTAAAAATGATACTTTATATAGATACACTTATTTTTTATTTTTTTTACTATGATATAATATAGCCGCAGGATAAGATACTATTTTATGCTCTTCTCCAACTTCTAATACTTCAGGCATAATATTTAAATGTTCTATATTATTAAAATCTTTAATGCATTCGCTTGCCTTGCTTTTCCAGCAGTCCATATTGGAAGACATGACGATACTTTCAGAAAGACTCTCTATCATTGTTTTATGGTTTTTAGACAAACGCTTCTTGTCGTATGCTTTCTTGAGTTCAGATTCCATATGTTTACCCAAATCTTCAATGGCATATATAACGGACTGTATGTCGGCTCTACTGTATGAATCTTCTTTTGCGAGCAAATTGTTTGTTTTTGTTTTTGTACCAGCGGGTCTTCCTGTTTCTTGTTGGGTGGATTGCTGTGGCTGGCTTTGATCGAGCTCCTGACCCTCTGGCAAAATAGGCTGAGCGACACTTAGAGGAGTGTAAAAACCTTTTTCTCTTTGTTCTACGAATTTTTCTTGAGCAGTCTTCAAGTCAGAAGGGTTGGGGTAAATGCCTTGCTTGAGAGCAGTCATTCCTTGCTCTGGGGTTATGATGCCCATTTCGATAAGCCTAGAAGTTACTCTATTCATTTGCACTTCATCTTTGATATCTATCTCCACAAACTTTGCCTTAGGGTAGTTCTTGAATCCCATGGCTTTGCAAACCTCTTTTATTTGCGGCTGTAAAATGTCATTGAGGAATGTATTCCTTGCCTCCTTTAGTCTCTCAAGAAATATTTGAGCTTTAACTTGGGTGCTGGAGTAGTTTTCTTTGCCTACGATAATATTCTGCAAGCCTTCCTTGATATCTTCATTGACTATATCATATTTATCGGACCCAAGAACTTTGTTTAGATCAGGAATTACAAATTCCGCCTTTGTGGTATAGTCTGCTATTAATGCTCTGCCTATGCTTTCATTTTGAAATAAATTTTGCATGGCTTTCAAGTTGTTTGGGTTTATTCCTCCTTTGTCAGGAGTGTTGCCCATTGTCACTAGTAATATAACATTCTCGATAGTTCGAGTAATTGCTTGGTCTACTTTCTTAAGTTCCATCTTCCAATTTATATCGTCAAGAACCGGAAATCCAAAGGGAGTAGCAAACGGCTCGTAGTCTTGTTTTTTGTAAAAAGAGAATATAAGCTTGGATGGATCTAGACTAATTAAAACTCCTTCTTGGTTAAACTGGCTTCCATTAATTGCTTTTTTGGCATCTTCAGGAAGGGCATCAAATACTTCCTGGTCGTACTCTGTTTGGGGGTGCTTAAGCTTTTGAATATCGTATTCACTTAATATTTTCTTATATACTCCATCTTGAGCATCAAAAGATAATACCCTATCAGCTACAAAATCATAAGGATTCAAGAATACATACTTAACTGGAATTTTCCTATTAGGTAATACTTCTTTTTCAGCAGCATATACTTTGTTTAATTTTACTAAGTCTTCTGGAGTGAACTTAGCATTTAACTTATACATAAATACATTGCCGGACCTATAATATTCTCTAAAATACTGATCTTTAAGTTTCCATATTTCTATTCTATCCATCCATTTCTCTATAAAGTTTCTTGCTTTCTCGGATCCCCCTTCTAGGTATACGTCAGAATTTGAGAACTCAGACATTACATCGATGGCATTTCTAAAGATCGCTATATTTGCATAAGCTTTTTGGCATAGCAATATTGAGGATCGAGGACTAATATAATTCTTTTCATTGCTGTAAGAAAGTGGACAGTCTTCTATATTCTTATATTTATTTTGTTTTTGATTTGTCGAAATATAGTTTCGTCTTGTTCTTGTTCCGTCTTCACATCCAGGTTGGTTTACATTCCTACTGCAGGATGCCTCTGCATAATATGCTTCCCCAGCACTTGAAGGTTTTACTTCCTCATTGTTTAATGGCAGGGGGTTCTGGCTTTCTCCGGCCCCATTTGCAGTATTAAAATTGTTCCAATAATCCGACTTTTTTACATATTTTCTTGGCATATTTAATAGTACACCAAAGTTATTGAAAGTCTACTTTAAAGTTAAAAGTTGACTTTCTATTTTAAATCATCATCGGAGCAAATGTCGCAGCGGTTGGGTCTGCTTTTGCCATCGTAAAGTCATAGTAAGTCTTAATCATCCAGTTGCCTAATACTAGTGCAGAATAAGAATCTTTTCTTGTCTTTCCTGGGCCTGTTTGACGTCTCAAGTTACTGGGCAGTCCAAATGTTTGAGTTCCCTGTGTAGAAGAAGATACCTGTATTAATGCACATTGGTTTTTTGTATAATTAACCATATCATACTGGTGGTCAAGGAAATCTATAATCTTAGAGGCGCCAGCATTTTTTAAAACTTCTTTTTGGTTTGGCAGGAATGTTAAGTTGTCAATAGGTACCTTTGCTTTTACTTGTTGATGGTAACTCTCATCCAATGCCCGGCAGCCAAATGATATTCTCTTATGGTCAAAATTAGCCTGTAACAATTCGTTTGCTCTTCGAATCCAGTCGGATGTGGCTTTCCTTAATACACATATTCTTTTGTCCTTGATATTGTATTGATTTTTGGCCTGCAATAAAACATCTTGATATTTCTCTAAGTCATCAAAGTTAGCTGTAATCTCGCTAATATTAATACCGCTTTTATTAAACTGCTCGCTAGCATTTGCGGCCTGCATAAACTGAACACCCCCACCATAGTCACCAACAATTGCTACTATATTAAAGTGTGTTAATAAATAATGAAAATAATTAATATGATCTTGCATTTTTAAACCAGGCATCGCATAGCTATGAACCAATGTTCCAGTCTGGGTATTATCATTTAGTTTAAACACATGTATAGCAAAGTCATCAGAGCTTTCTGATTCTGCCCAACTAGGGTCAAAAGCAAGCAAGTATTTAGAGTCTCTATCTCCAGATATTTCTAGGTGAGGGCCTTCTCCATCCTTCACGGTACATTCAGCCATCGTAGAGGTCTTAAAATACCCAGAACTATCGTCAGTAAATACAGCATTAAATTCCCTATCAAATTGAGACTGACTCATGGTTTGCTTTGATTGATTAATCAAGTTTTGATCATAAAGAGCTTTTGGAGCTACATCATAGCTAAAATGCATAATAACCCTCTTAGAAGTATCTAAGCTTTTGTCAGGCATGCCATTTAATATTAAATCTTCAAAAGTTTCATATACTTTATATAAGTATTCGAATTTATAACTAGCAGAAGATAAAGCTATTAATTTATTGTTTGGCCATTGATATCTGTCTTCCTCTTTCATTTTGCCTTGAGCTATAAGGTCATCTTCAAGCTTTCTAACCTTTTCACGCTCGGTAGGGTTTTGAACAACACTTAAGAACGGCAAGATAACTTCGTTATATATATGCTCAGGCATTAAAAGAAACTCGTCAATAATAATCCTATGAAACCTAAAACCTCGAAGCTTTGATCCGTCACCCAATGGTAATGCAATAATTCTGGACTCCCCAATCTCTAATGTCCATTGATCATTCTTTTTAGATTTTTTTGTTATGCATTGTGCTAAAAACTGGGCCTCTGGTTTATTGGCAATGTCTTCGATTTTTTCAAATATCATTTTTGACTGCCTGAAAGTAGCCGCCATAATACCTATTTGGACTCCTTGATTAAATATAGCATCGAGAAATGCATATATGGCAGTACTGAAAGACTTAGACATACCCCGACTCCATATGCCCAGGAAATAATCCGTTTCAAGCATTGATTTAATTGCAAGGTGCTGAAATGGAAATAAATCCACCCCAGCGATAAGGTTGGTAGTAAAGGTTATATTTTCTCGCAAGAAATTATGTAAATGATACTTGGCATCTTTCTCTTCAAGATGCCCTGTTATTTTAAGTAGCTCCTCATTTACATTCGGAGTATTTTTCTTAATTAAGTATTTACCTTCTTCCCAGGACATGATTATCGATAAAGTATTGGAGGTCTGTTTCCCATAGTTTCTTTCCGTAGACTAATAACTTAGGTATGATGTTTTGAGATTCGATTCGGGCATCTGCGACATACTTTTCGTATGCCGGCTCAAATATCTTTTTTCTCATTACCCACATTTTTTTACTAATTTTACTGGCACGGTCTTCGTTTTTGACTTTTTTTAAATTAATTAATAAATCATTTAATTCATTATATTCATTATAAAAGTCAGAGTCGAGCTGGTCAAATAAATTTTTACCATTTTTACCAGTAAATATAAATTGACAACGACCAGCATATTCGTGAGACAATACTCTCATGTTATGCCAAATAAAAGACAAGTTAGATCTAGAACCAAATAATATATTATTATTTATAATTGATTCTATAGAGCCTTCTACAACAACAAATAAAAAAGCATCAAAGTGTTTTGCACGGTCAAGTTCTCGTTTGAATCGTTCGAAGCCCGTGGTTAATGTGCTCTTGAAGTCGCTTTCATCCTTTCGATCAACATAAGTATAGTTATAATAAGGGTCACCCACGGCATAATCACCAAAGTCTAACTTCAAGCTTGTACTTTTCTTAAACTCTAATGGTTTTCGCTCACGAGTATCAATCATAATCTTTACATCATCCAGTTCTGGATTAGAAACAAAAAAGTCTTTCATTAACCCCTTGGGATATAAAGGAGGAACTCCAGCTTCTTCACAAGCCTTAGAATAAGACCCGAAATACTCTCTA